CTTCTGGTGCAATACCACTTACCAGCTTATCAAACTTAGCTTGGTTTTCATTCTGACGCTGTCTGTAGAGTTTTAATTCTGCAGGGCCAAGTTGTTCAAGAACCGCATTCTGTTTTTGCAGCAATGCTGGGTTCATTGTTTTCTGCGTAAAGTCAAGAGTAAAGCCAGCCTCTGCAAAACGTGGGTCTTGCATTACGCGCTCAAGTTCTTTTAATGCAGCTTGAGCTTCAGGGCTATTTTGTATGTCCCCAAACACCGTAGTTAATTTTCTTTCGGCATTAGCAAGCAGAACTTTTGGAATAAGTTTTACGCCCGGGACATTCCAGTATTTTGGTATCCCCTGCATTACCTCTTCATCTAACTGCTTTAAACCAGACGTAAGACCACTGACTTTATTAGTTACAAACTTACCGAGTATCGCAGTAGGCATTACTGTTGTAGCCATAGGCAATCCAACAAATGCAGCAGTAGGCAGTAGTTGCTCGTACAGTTGCTTGTTTGGATTGTCGTCGCTTACGTTTTCTTTTACCGCTTGACGCATTGTCTCAAAGCCTGCACCAAACGCGACATCCATTGCCGCAGCGAGTCGCGGACTTTGTTGAACAAATTTGATAGCATCATCAGCCACACCTTTAAGTATGCTTTTTGGAGTAAATTCTTTACCTATCATTTTTCCACTTTGCACAGCACTAACCATTGGTCTTGCCCGAGCAACATAAGCAAGCGTACCTGTGAAAGGCATCGTAGCGCCAACGCCTTCACCAATAGCACGTGAATAACGCTCTTCCGCATTTCTTGGAGCGGCTTGGCCTTTGTTGAAGAAGTTACCTAACGTAAAAACCTCTTGATCACTCATGCCCAATGCCTTACCGATGCCGCGAGTAGCCACATCAGGTAGAGCAAATAAAGCAGAGTTAAAGCCCCACGATAAATTCTTTAATGCCCCTGTTAAACGATCTGTGCCTTCAGTCTGAATATCTGGTGCAGTGGCGGAGCGAGGAGCAACCGAAGTAGGTGCACCTTCAGTACGCCCAACCACTTCACCTGTTGTTATATCAATTACTTCGCCACGCGCATTTGTCAGAGTCGTCATTTTTGGACTAGGCTTCTCAGTTGTGTGGGGTTAAATGCATCAACGCGACCATTAGGCATACGAATATACACAGTAGCATTTGGATCTTGGACCATGCCAATAGTAGAGCCAAGGTATGTAAACATACGCTTTTGTTCTGCTGGATCAGCGGAGATGACGAACGGGTCACTTTGCGTACCAGTGCTAGGGGTGTTCATTGCGTAATCTTGATCAATGTAACCCAGTTGAGTCAATACATTTTGACGAGCATTACGCAGCATAGCTTCCATACTGTTGAACTGCTTTGCCGCTAACTCTTTATTGGCAAAGAAAGCCGCAGGGTCGTTGATGCCTTTTGCTGTTTCACGTGCCCATTCTTGTTCCTGCACCGCTACACGACCACTATCGTTAGCTGAAGCAATGCTCTTCATGATCTGGTTCATGCCTGTGCTAATACGAGTAGTTACATCCGCTTGATTTACATCAGGACGAATCAAGCCACCAGAAATAGGAACAAATATGTTATTGACCTTGTCCGTGAACCACGTGCCGGGGCTATAGGCTCCTGCATACGACCCCTTTAGGTTTTGCAACGTCTGTAGACTATTATCTAGCGAACGCATTGTGTTACCTAATTTAACGCGCTCTGCCTTATCTGTTTCAACAGTAGTAGGTGCTGCACCGCGCCACTCAACAAATGGATTATCTGTTGGGCGAAGTGTAAAGCTACTCTTAACAGCAGAATTATAAGCAGGGTCATTTGGATCAATGCTAGTGCCAACAAACGAGCCCTTCTTTGTTTTTTGAACACGAAGACCCATACCACCGTCTTCAATAATCGTTCCGCCCTCTAGCGCAATAGTCTTTTGTAGATCGTAGTCTTTCTCCAGCATGGATTGCTTTAATCTATACATGCCCTTCGTATTAGCCAACTGCAAATCAAGCGCAAACTTATCTTGCAGATTGATATTGTTAACCGCCTGCTGTAACGCAGCCGTTTTAAGTTGAACGCCATTTTGACGAGCTTGTGCTGCCAGTGCTGCCATGCCTTTAGGCAATCCAGACAACGCCTCACCCAACGCCATTGCTGCTGTTGGTTTGTAGGTAGAAGCTAATTTAAAGCCAGCATCCGACAAAAGAAGCAGCGCATTCATGCGCATACTATCCTTATCACTGCCAAGGATTTCTGTGAACATTGGCTCCAAACCAGCGTACTCTTCTCTAATACGTTGTGCTTTTGTCTTTGGAGTAGGTTCAGCTAATGCTTTTTTGATGAACTTACTCGTGCCATCTTGTACAGGGCCTTCTTGGATGACTGATTCTTCTGGCTTCTGCTCCGGAGCCATAACTGGCTTAGTATCTATAGGAGAAGGCTCACGCATTATCTTATTGATCGTCTCGTTAGCAGGAATAAAAGCTTCGCCTTTACGAATGGCCTCACCTTTTTCATTCGTTAAAGGTTCCCCTTGGCCCGGTATTAGATTTACTTGAGACTCAGCACCCGAGCGTTTGTCCGCGGTCCGTGAAAGGCGATCTACCATATCACTAGCAAACTGGGCTGAATAAGGAGCCGTAGCCGCTGTTACACCACCAATAAAACTCTTAGGATTCATACGACCAGCGGCTTCAATAGCTTGGGTAAACGTAGGATTGCGAAGCTCTATTGTATTAAGACCACGCAAGCGACTACCCTCACCGGGCATTGGAGTCTGAGCGGTATACGGGTCAGGCTGAAACATTCTAAGATCATCTTGGCCTTGACCAACCAAACGACGACCATCCCGTGTCATTGGACCAATGTCCATATATGGACGAGTAAAGGTATCACCTAAGAAACGGTCTGCGGCTCTAACAGCATCAGAGCCTGCTTCATAGACACTCCTGCCCATGGTTCGTGCGCCTTCGGCTAAGTCATTGCCATAACGAGCCGCGCCAGAAATAAACTTACCTAATGCAGCACGTTCTGGAGGTAAACCATCAGGAGTTGGAGGGGCTCCGTCAGGCCCCACCGGAAAAGGGGGTGCACCCTCCATGCCGGGAGGCATCATGCCCGCTGCCTGTGGCAACGAACCAATACCGCCTTGCATGTCCATTTGAGGAGGTTGACCCATTGCCGGAGCACCTGCAGGAGGCGAAGGAGGCTGTGCCATTTGCATTTGCAGCATCGCCAAGACCTCTGGAGGCGTATCCATAGCTGCTTGCTCACCCACCATCTGAGCAAGTTCCATGTACCGCGCATCGACAGAACGGATGTCACCACGGAGGTTATTCATCAGAATCTCTGGATTCTGTGGCACACGCGCCATAGGCGGCATCTCTTCTACGGAAGTATCTTCCATATCCTCAAAGCCCTGCATGATCCCAGTATTTTTTGATTTACTGGACAAAGGCATTGCGAACATGTCGCGCTTTAGAATTTCTTCTTTCATTTTAATTCCTTAAAGAACGCCCGCCATCCTAGCTGCGCCTGCCCCTGCGACCAGACCCGTTGCCAAGCCTGTAAATTGCTGGAATGGACTTGGCGCAGGCTGAGTTACTGTGCCTGCTGTCATTTGCGTAGACGGTGCACCTTTGTAAATATCGGACAAGAATGCAAGATTCTGGAACGGCTGCATGGTCTGCTGTAACTGTGATGCGCGGAGCGCGTCCAACTCTGCTTGGCTCTGACGTTGCTGCGATTGGCCTAAGTTGTACAAGAAGTTGGTGTCGCCTTGACCAAGCTGTTGTGACAACGAAGCAATACCTGCGCCCGCTTGAGTGCCTTGCAATAATCTGTTTTTCTCAGCTTCTGAAGCAGCTAATGACTGAGTGTAGCCTTGCTGCAAACCACCAAGAATTGTTTGATTACGCTGATCACTTAAAGCACGTTCTAACTCTGCACGTTGGATGCCCTCACGGCTACCGCCAAATGCACCAGCACGTACTGCTTGGGCTTGTAGGTTTTGTCTAGCAATGTCACCTTGGCGATTAATCTGCTGTAATGATTGGTCAATAACTTGCTGCTGATACGGATTCATGAACCGCTGCGCATCGGCTTGATTGAACTGCTGCGTAGCTCCACCCAGCATCCCCGCTGCGCCAGTTAGGTATGGCATGTACGCGCCAATGCCTTGCTGACCCTGTGTTAATGCTTGCTGTTGCGCTTGAGATAAGCCCGCAACCTGATAGGTAGGCAGATTCGGAGTGGTTTCAGCTAGAGCTTTGGCTGATTTTAGAAGACCTAATTTATAGGCTTCAATTTCCGGGGCTTCCCGGACTATCTGGGTTTCTTCTGCCATGTCTTATCCTCGTGCAGCGTTTCTTTCAAGTTGATGCATTAAAGCATACATGCGCTTTGCGCCCTCTCTACGGCTACCTTTTCCAAGACCACGAACCGCACTAGCAGTCATTACAAACTCGCCATCTGACAGCATAGCTGGGATGGAATCTGATTTCTCTGTGCCGGGACCAGATATTTGGCCCGTGCGCCGCGGGTAGTTACTATTGCCACCATCTCTTAGTGAAGCGATTCCTGCAGGAGGAGGCGCTTGCATGGGAGCAGGCAAACTAGTAATACCGCCCATAGCATAATACCTAGGCTGATTCTGTGATGCCAAGTATTGTTGATAATAATACTGGTACGGGTCCATTAATGGCGCTTGATTCTGCATAGGACCCATTGGTGCTGCGGCATAGTTGCCCGTAGGACGAGACACGTCTTGCATCGTTGCTGTGTAATCAGCAGGAGCAACACGGACATCTTGCATGGATATTGTAGAAGGTGCGCCTGTAGCAGATAAAATTTGTCCTTCTGGGCTATAAGTTACGCCGGGAATATTTTGTACAACGTATTTATCCGCATCTTTTGTAATCAAATCTTCGCCGGGAGTACCGGAAAGCAATTTTCTTTGCTCGGAAGGAGGCGGCTCTGGAGCGTCAAACGCACCAGCTAAACCAGCACCAGCTAGACCTGCAACTACCCCCGGGCCATAGGTACGGAACGCGTTCGGACCAGCAGCAAACTTCTCTACTGCCTTGGGTGAGTTTGGATTTGCCCTCTCAAATTCTGCAACTTGAGCAGTGGTTGGGTCAGAAGGGAAGAACAAATCCCCACCGCCTTTTACAATATTTTCATATCCTTTGGAAAAATCTCCCTTAGCAAAATCCGCAATACCCCCACCAATTTTCTTAATGGAGCCCCCTATGGTAGGGATTTCATAAGGAGGGGTCGTGCCGCCAGCTAACGTATCTGCCACACCCGCAGCAGTGGTAGTTACGTTGGGGAGATAGGGCCTACTTATAGTGCCAGCGCCACTATCAAATCGACCATTTGTAACAGAAGCATCTCCAGAATAATTACCAAAGAAATCTTTATTCGTACTACTATCTGGCACAAAATTAGTTTGGCTTAGATCAGTTGGGCTTAGATTAGCTTTTGCCGCAGCAATAGCATCACCTTGCATAGTAGTTGTTTTGGACAACGGGTCGTAACTAGTCCGATCAAGGCCACTACGCGGTTGACCACTCGTTAGTACGTCCTCTGCATTTTCAAGTAAGCTTGGGCTAGGACGAACAAAAGCATTTCCTGTTTCTTGCACATTTTTAAAAGCAGTGTCTTGCTCTACTTTTGCATAGCTTTTATTTTTTGCGGCTTCCGCCGCTATGTCATCGCTAGCCGATTTAAAACTTGATATGCCTTTTTGTGCAAGATTTACTCCGGTGTCTATTGCGGCAGAAGTCAAACCTTGTTTAACTGAATCTTGTAAATTTTCTCCCGTAACTAAGGCCGCCGTAGTAGTTGCAGCCGCACTTGTACCAAACCGCATAGCTGCTTTAGCAAATTCATTCGAGCCTGCCCATGCTTGGGTAGTAGGACCTATATAACTCCCGACGATGCCATCTGGAGCAGCGATAGCTGCAAATGCGGCAGCTTTAAATGCGTCTTTAACGCTTCCTCCGGAAGCTAACGTAACTCCTCCAGAAACAGTAGCCGCAGCTGCCCAGCCTGAACTAAACATCGCCATACTGCCGCCCGGGCCAAGAGCCACGGTTAGTCCAATAGTTACAGCCATCCGACCTATTGGACTAGCCAGTACTTTTTTAGTCGCACTTGCTACGGTGCTTAGTACTTTTCCAACAGTCGCTTTCCAAGCACTACTGACACCCTTAGCTACACTTTTAAATGCACTCTTAACCGCTTTAATAGGGTTCCAGTATTCAGGCAGTCCCGTGACGGGATTAATACTTCCAGAACCACCTTGTCTACGTAACATGCGGGCTTCTTGTGGGGTGATGTGCGCCAACATGGTGTCGCCGTAGCGACCTTGGTTAGCCACGATCCGCGCTGCTTCAGCAATGCCACCACGAGCAAATTTCTCGGGAAACGGAGGTTGGTCCGCGCCGCGTGATTTACGTTCTCTTAGTAAAATAGAATTAAATGTTGACAGGAAGTTAGGGTCATATTCCGGAGGGAATATGCCTTCCATCCCACTATCTGCGGCTAGTTCAGCAATATTCTTTGCGTATTCTTCTTTATTCTCGTAAAGGTATTGAACTAGCTCGATTATTAGATCTAGCTGCTCATTGGTAAAATCATCGGCAATGCCCTGCAAAGGAGCCATTTCTGCATCGATATCCTGCGCAACGTCAGGACGGGCCGCGGTCAACGCCTCATTAGTAGCATCATAGGAATCGTATATGCTAAGTTTTTGCATATCTTGATTTTCTGGCAATGCCATGATGCCTGCTTGATTGTCTGCCATTTCCGTTCCTTTGGCTTATTTACGCCATAATAAAGTTGACAAATCGTACCATTTATCGTTGTTTATTCCAAGCTATGGTAAAGCCGATACAAAGGTCATTGTGGCAATAACACTAGGAATAGAAGGGCGAGTTGGGGATGTCCCCGCAGCGTAGTTTATAATATTGGCCCCTACATTCGACGTACGCCAGACAAGTTCTACATAATCATTTGCTTGCATATCTACAAAATAGTTCAGCCCCGCTATTATATGGAAAGGGTTTGAAGCATCTTTTCGCGGAGCCAAACCAAAACGACTGTTAGACGCAGGAATATTTGTACCATTTTTTCTAAACCAAATGTCTATATCTTCCGTAGCGTTTACACTATTGTTAAGCTGTACAGAAAACTGCAAATTGTACATTCCCGCATTTGCAACAGTAAAACGACTACCGCTTACCATCGTCACACCATTTGAAAAGTCTGTAGTGTTAAATGTTATAGGGTACGCAGTTGTTGTATTAGCCGCTGTCTGTGTTGTGCTATCTTGGAATGCGCCGTACGGAAACGTTAAAGTAGTGATTGTCGTAGAACCACTAACTTTTAACTGACTTAGAAGATTATTTAGTGTGTTGAAATACAATCGCAGCACGTTATTCATCTGATCGTGATACTGACGGCTGTACTGATCAGTAGCATGAGGCAAAGCAGGAGGAGTAGTCTGCGTTAAAACATCCGCCTCAATAGTAATAACAGATGTCATCTACGACCGTCCGGACGAATGTCAATACGTGGCGTACCTAACTGCCACTGTGTACCTAAGCCGTTAGAAGAGATCTTAATTGCCATCTCACGCCCACGAACACGAATAAATACTTGTCCTGTGAACTTCTCTACAGGCACACTAGCTGTCCTTACCACGTCAGCAGAATTACTGCCACCTAATGACGCAGGAGAGTTGTATCCAGAACCACTGTTTTGCAGCGCATTCAATTCAAACGTCACTTCAGGAGAAGTAACATCTGATCCCTCAAACGTCACATCAGGCAATAATCTACGCACAAACGCAAACGAATCGCCATCGTCGATATCAAAGTAGGCTGAATCAATGTATGCCTCAATCGGTGTAGGAGGTGACGTAGCTCCATCATCCACACCCGTCTCATGCTGCAGAATAAAACTGTCAGGAGTAATCGTAGCCGCAATAGGTGACTTACGTAATGAGCTATCAAGCCACGCGGTCCGCGATAAGTTACCGTAGTACCACGAATTCTCTAGGTAGTTGAATACAACATACCTATCAATTAACGTAGAGTCTTCCGAGCAGTAGAACCACCATACCTCGTTAAAGCCTTCGTTTGTACCAGAGAAGAACTGGTACGACTGAGACATATTGATATCTTCAAATACATAGCGACGCAAAGCACAAGGAAGGGTTTCTGTTCTACCTGAATAGAAATAGAATTTATCCGTACCCATCCAGTACGTAATATTGTTAGCTGTTGCCGCAGCATTAGGAGAAACAATAGAGATATTGTCAGCGACAATCGTAAAGCCCCACACAAACGGAGGCCCTAAATACTGCATCGCGTACAACGCAGCATCTGTCCACACCAGAATCTCTTGACGAGTTTGTACCGCTTCTACAATTTCGGAACCGCGACTCAAACGATAACTGCCTGCTTGGTTAGTTGCTGCAGGAGTCCATTGATTTACATTCTCCTGATCAGACCAACGAATAAGCATCGGGTCTTGGATCGTGGTCCCATATGCACCATAATCATTACAACCAAAGCAAATGGTGATCCGCGTTGCGTCAGACACCATCACTTGATTTAGAATAGATGGGACATCTGTACCAGAGATTAGTGTTCCTACTGTATCAGCAGCAGCTACCACATTCCCGCTAGGCTCCCAGTAATACAAAGCACCACCACGTGGACTAAATACCAAATCCTCACCGTAGTTACTTTGGCTCCATAACCGCAACTGTTGACCTTGGCCTACAGAATATGACTCGCCCCACGCGCCATACGCATGAGCATCGTAGACAATCGTATTATCTATGTGAGAGGCAGCAATTGAGCCCTCCGCTCCACGCACACAGCCTGTAAACGTAGTGGATGTTTTACCCGTGTAGCTAATTAGTTCACTATCAATTAGCAATAAGCCCGTTGCTGCATACGCTGTAGTGCTGTCCACTGTGATGGTAGTAACAGAATTGTTAATCGCCCCATCCAACAACGTAATAGGTTCGTTGTCCACGGTTCCGCCCCATGCACCAGCGTTCCAACCAGTAAGCTGTTCGTATACCGGAAGACCAATACTTATTTGATACTTTGCAACAACCGCCGCACCACCTCCAGTAGCTACCGACGTAGCATTAGAAGACGCAATAATGGTGTACTGGTTCGTATTGACGTACGTTATTTGGTACTCATTGTTTAAGCTCAAGCCACCTACTGCAGTAGCACCAGAGAACGTCACATAGTCGCCAGTAGATGCGCCATGACTATTATCTGTTACCAATACCTTATTAGCTGTGCCGCTTGTCGTATTGGTAGTAAAAGGATTGCCTGTGGCAGGAGGCTGCGCACCAAGCATTGGACTAACCGTAGCACGAAGTGGCGTAACGTCATAAAACGCGCCACCCTCTTCAATATAGAATTTAATATTTGTGCCAACGCTTAGTAAGTTATTACCAGCAAGCGTAGTCCAGTTCCACAAGGAACGTGCTGTTCCTAAAAAGGTAACGTCAGACAGACGAATCCATCCGCCAATCTTCTCCGGAAAACCAAAACGAAAGCGTATCTTGTCACCGTTAAACCACCCATTTTCATTGGATAGCGAGGTAACTTCTTTGACAATCCCCGGCTTAAAACGCAATGACTTGAGCGGCATTTACTTACCCTTTTTTGCTTTTGCACCCTGCATGTTTGCTACTAGAGAAGGGTAAACTGTCCCCGTTTTTTTAGCAAATGCCTTAGCTGCCTTTTTCTGATTTGAACTCAACTTCTTTGCTGGTCCGAGGGCCGCGGGCCGTGGCTTATCCCAAACTTTCTTTGCTTTCATCTCATGCTCCTAGGTACATGGCGCGTTCATCTTTGCGGCGGTTCTCAAGCCCTCTTAAGACTTTGCCCCCGGCTTTGCAATACTTTAGAAGTTCGTCGGCAGCTCCTGCATAGTCGCCACGGTTATGTTTTTGTCGCAGTGTGCTTCTTTGAAGCGTTCCCAATCCTAGATTGAAGGAAAAACTGACCAGACTATCCAGCCAAGCTTGGCGGCTACCAGCGCTAGGACAATATTTAAGAACTCCGCGTTCAAAACGCTCAAGATCTTTTGCAAGTATGGCATCCACTTCTCCCATTGTAAATACGCGGTTCCAGCCTTCTGGGCAAGGCAAATTTAGTCTGTCTTCAAATGGAACTCTTGCATGATTTGCATCAATTACATGGCCCACGCCAACCGTCCACAGCCTAGCAGGGCATCGGTAAGGTTTATTCCTTACTCCTTCGTGGTGCTTAATCATCTTTAAGGCTTTGGGGCTGATCATATAAATTTAGTATTTTTTGCCAAAGGGTCAGCTTTTTGAACTCCTGATCCTTTGTGTTTAAACAAATCTTCTAAGTCTTTTATGTGGTCTGAGCCGACAAAATAAACGCCTTTGGGCTGAGATAAAAGCCACATGTCGCGGTAATTATTTGCTTTGTCTGCCATCTTCTTTGCAGGAGTATTTCCCGATTCCCACATAGCACGTTCGCCTTTATCTATAAACCTCGTTACATTTTCTTTAGTTGCTTGTGAGCGACTGAGCTTTAAATAATCCTCGCCCATTTCTTCCAAAAAACTTGTCAACGTATCTGCGTCAAACCGCTTATTACTAAAATAACCAAAGCTATCTTGCGTTTTTAATATGCGGTCAAAAATAGTCCCATTACCTGCCAATATTTTTTTCTGTTCATTTGTTGCTGTGTTAGTAAAAAGCACAAACAAAAAATGTTTGGGGTAGCCTTTTATATCTTTTGCAGCAGCATCGTCCCATGATCCTTTATAGGAAACGCCTTGTATCTTGTCACCACCGTCACCCTCGTACCACGCACCATACTTTTCAGTCGCAGCTTTAATTTGTGGTGGTAACGATACTTTTTTACCGTGTACCTGACCAACAAATAATAATTCAGGGCGAACAGAAAACGTCTTCATTTTCCAAACGCCCTGCCGCCAAAGTGGAACGCTATGATGCTTGCAAACAATGCTTGAGTCTCGTTATCCCAAAGCTGGTCAGCCAACGCATTAAATTCTACGCCGCTAGTCAAGCCTTTGTACGCCAACACGCCGTCAATACCAACCAGTAGAAAAAAGAACCCGTAAGTAATTACGGGGCGCACACTAGCGCGGAAGTCTTTCATCCACTGGCTTGTGCCTTCGTTTAAACTAGTGTCGTGGGCGTAGATGGCACTCATCTCTGCTTGTTGTGCATCAATTAGCGAAACTTTCTCCGCAGAAGCAGTCTGAGTCTTTATCTCATCTAACTTGATAGCTTCTATCTGTTGCTGGGCTGCATATCCTGCGGCGGCTAGTTGTAGCTCACGTTCAGTCTGCATTTGAGCCAGCTTTAACTCATGTGACTTGTCTGATTTGTCTTGGAAGAAATCTAGTATCTTTGGCAAGCCACCCATCAAGAAAGATACAAGCGTTGAAAGTAATGTCAGCATTATTTTTTAGACCTTTCTTCCATCAACTTAACGCGAACCTGTAAGTCATGGATTTCTTTGTAAATTTCTTCTTTCATGGCATGGCGACGCTCGGCTGAAATAGGGCTGTCAGTTGGAATACCTTGTTCAGTAATCAAAGCTGGCATTGACCCTTCAATCTTAGTCAAGCGTGTGTTAAAAGAACCAACCTCACCAAGCAGCCAACCAATAGCAGCAACAAGAATAGGCAACACGGCTTTTAAAATATCTTGCATTGTCATTGTTCCCCCTGCATTTGCATCAATATTTTGGCGCGTAACTCACGCATCTTCTTTACTTCTTGCATCGCTGCAATCGTGGCGTTGTTCATGTCCATATACATGATGCCCATAATTGGTAGAGCAATTACTAGCACAAGACACAGAACAAGGACGGTGACGAGTAAGCTCCACGGTATGTGTGGCTCGTTCGAATCAGGATCATTAGCCATAGGAACCACAATATTATGAACACGACCGCGATTATTGATGTCATCTGTTCCGCGATTTTTTTTCTTATACTTGCCCGTCGCCATACTGCCGCCTGTTGCTTTAGTAATTCCTGACGCTGCACCTCTGCTCGTTCTACTTTCACCCTATCACGCATTGCTTCAAATTCTGTCCAGATTGCGCCGAGTTCCTTGGGTGCTTGGTACACAAGCGTTTCGCGTAACTCAGTCTCCAACCTATTCATTTCTTTTACTGCCATGACTCTGTTAAACGCTTCTTGGTTTACCGACAGCTCAGGGTCACGCGCCTTCTTTACCTTTAGCTCTTCTTCGTGTACGTGCTTCTCTAACTGCTCATGCGCCTTAAAGAAATTGCCAAGGTGTCCTGATAAATCAGCAACGACATCCTTGGCTTGCCCATACGCATCGACTAGCTCCATCCCCTGCGCTTTGTACTCTTGGTACATCTCACAGCCTTTGCGTATTGCAGCGGCTGCGGTTTTTGCTACTGCTAGGATGGTTAGCGGGTCAATGGCTTATTTTTATTAATTTTGAACAGCA